TCAGCCCGCAATCTCCCCCGCCAGCGCGATGATCCTCCGCGACCAGCCAAGCCCGAAATTCTGCCAATCCGGCAGGCGCGATGAGAACTCCAGCCGGCGCACCAGCGCCTCCCGGGCCAGCGCCAGCGCATCGCCCCGGGTGAGGGCCGCCAGCGTGGCCGGGCCCAACGCGCCATCGGCACCCTGTCCGGCGGCTTGCTGTAACCAGATGACGGAGCGGCGCAGCCCGGCATTCACCGCCGCGTCGAACGCAACGAAAGCGAGCGGCAATGGCAGCGCATCACCTTGCAGCTTTGCCCAGTAGTCGCGCCGGTAGATCGCCTGCGCGTCCGCCTGCGTGAGATTAGCGATATCGAGCGCTGGATAGGCGGCGGCGCTGATGCCGTATTTCGTGCCACGCAAGGCGCCCTGGCCGATGGCCCCGCCGGTCCAGTTGCCGGGATCGGCGGCGTTCTCGGTAAAACCGCCTTCCGAGCCGAGGGTGAAGGCGAAGCAGCGCGAAAAATTATCCATGGAACAGGCTCGCGATGAGGCCGCCGCAGGCCGCCGAGAGCAGGCTCACGATCGTCATGCTGGTGCGCCGCTCGGCGTCGCGCTCGCCGCGGATGCGGGCGATGTCGGCGCGCATGTCGCTCAGCCCGGAGACCAGCTCATCCACCTTGGCGAAGAGCTTGCTGATCACCTGATCCTCCTGGGCGAGATAGCGCACGCGCCAGGTTTCGATGGAATCCGCCTTGGCTTCGAGGATGCTGATATCCTGGCGGATGCCGTTCACATCGTTGCGCAAGGCGGCGATATCCGAACGCAGAATGGCGACGGAGTCTGAGTCCATGATATCTCCTTGCAGCCGGGCGTAAAACGATTTTCGGGCCGGCTAATCCGGCGTATCCGACAGCGTGATCGGATAGGTCGTGGCCTGTAGCGGAAGATTGACGTTCCAGGCACTCCCGAGATCGCCGCCGATATTCCAGTTGGCGGGCGGGGAAAGGCTGGCGGCGTTATCCGTCACCGCATCGCCGCGGCCGATCTGCGTGCTGCCATAGGGATAGAAGAACGACACGCCGGGGGAGGCATTGGTGATAGGTGCGGCCAAAGTGATCAGGAGATGCGTGGCATCCACGCGCGCCGCCGCGATGGCCGCGATGATATTGCCCGGGCTCGCCACGCTGCCGCCATCCATCACCGCAAAACCCACGCCGGAGGCCGCTTGCAAGGGGATGATGACGTCATTCCCGGAATCATGCGCGATGGTCAGGATCAGGCTGGTATTCGAAGCGCGATAGACATGGGCGATGCGCGGTCCGCCCGAGGCCGGCAGGCCGGAGACGGGGAGCGCCGAGGCCGGAATGGAATCCGACAGGCCGAGCGCAATGGCCGCGCGCCCGGCGGTGAACGCGCCGATGCGGCCATAGCGCAACAGGTCCGGCTGGTCGCGATGCTCCGGGTCGCCGCCGATGAACAGCCCGGTGCTCGGGTCATAGGCGGCGTTCAACGGGTTGGAATCGGCGGTTTGCGGTGCGAAGACCAGGATGTTGTTGGCGTTGACGGTGGCGAGGTCGGCGATGGATTCGCGCACCATCTGCACGCCGTTATTCGTCTCATAGGGAATCGCGTTCCAAGCCAGCAGCGGCAGATTGGCGGCCGTACGGCCGAGCAGGCCGCGCGTGAGCGAGAGCAGCCGGAGCACCGAGGCTTTATAGAGCGATTTATTGGCATAGGGCATCGTGCTGTCCTGCTCGGACCAGGGCCAGACCAGGAAGGCGATGTCGGATTCATCGAGCGTGGAAACCAAGGTGCTGCTGCCGGTGAGATAGGCGGTGAGGGCCGCGAAATCCGGCCCGCCGCTCCAGGTGGAAGGGTCCGAGCCGTCGCCGGGATTGGTGAGGAAGGTGCCGTTGCCGACACCGGGCGGGAAAAGCGGCGGCGAGGAATTCGAGATCGGGTGGCCGGAGATGACGGAATACCGGTTGGGCGAGAGATAGCTGCCGGAAATCGCCGCCGTGTAGGCATAGGAGGCGGCACCCAGATACCAGGCGATGCCCTGGGTCAGCGCCAGCGCCCCGCCTGCATTGATGAACCATGCCGCGTTGGACTGGCCCATGACGAGCAGGTTGACCCCTCTGCGCGCACCCAGAACCCATCTTCCCTGGGCGGCGATGAGCGTCGTGATATCCGTGACACTCAGCGCGCGTTCCCAATTCGCGGCCTCATGAAACCAGCATTGCGCCGAGCCCTGGATGGTTCCGTCATGCAGCAGGCGCACTTGGGCATTGGCGCTGGCGGGCAGCGGGTTGGCGATGCCGGTGGCAACCGGCGCGCCGTCCAGCCAGACATCCACCCCCTCCCCCGGCGTGTTGCGCAGAATGATCGCATGGCTGTGCCGCCTGGCCAGGGTGGCGGACAGCGCAATCTGGCTCGCGGTACCCGGAAACAAAGTGAGGTTGCTGCCTTCCGCACTATCCGCCTGAAGAATAGTCGCGCCCGCGCCTGCAGTGGTGTGGAGCAGCGGAATCGGGTCGCTGTTCACGTAATAGGTGCCCTGCCGCCAGTTCGGGCGCGTCCAGACGAGATAGCGCGTCCAGGCCGACGCGGCGCCCAGCTCGAAGCCGGGATGCGAGAGTCCCCAATCGGCGTCCAGCACTGGGCCGTAGGCGGCGCTGGCGGCATCCAGCGCGCCCACCGCGCCCAGGAAACCGTTCACGCGCGGCACCGCCATGGTCGCGGCGGGGCTGGTGTCGGCGCTGATATGGAAAGGCGTGAGATTATTCCCCGCGCCGGATCGATCCGTGATCGCGCTGACTTCCGTATTGCTCGCGGCGAGCGCCGCGCCATCTGCGCCTTGCAGCCCGCCGGGGAGTCCGGCATCCCACCAGCCCGATAGCCCGGCGATTGCGGACGGATACGGGCCTGCGAAGAGTCCGGCCACCGGGCCGCCGCCCGCCGCGAGCGGCCCCGCCAGCAGGCGTTGCGCCGGGTTAGTCGCGAGCGGCGAACCGGGCGTGTTGAAGATCAGCGCCATCGCTCAGCTCACCGGAATGGTGAAACTGCTGACAACCGTGCTGGCGCCCGCACTCGTCTGCACCCAGACGTAATAATTCCCCGGCGTGGCGGGCGTGACATAATACACGGCCCAAAGCTCGTTATTGTAATAGATCGTCGCCGCCTCCCAGCCGGTGCTGGGAAGGATGGTGCCGGAGGTGGAGAGCGCCACCTGGGTCGCGACGTTTTGCGGCGGCGTCACCGATCCGTTCAGGCCGATCGTGCTGACGCCATGGACATAGCTGCCCCCGGGATTGTTGATGCTGAAGGTGAGCGAGGGCGCAGCGGCGACCGTGATGGCGGCGGAAACGGCGCCGAGTCCGGTCTCGGCATCCTGCGCCCAGACATAATACATGCCGCCGCTGGCGGGGGTGAGGCTCGCGGTGAAGCTGCCGGAGGCATTCGTGGCGGCACTCCACCCGCCGGTCGGCACCGCAACGTTCTGCGTGGAGAGCTGCACATTCACACTATCCGAAGCGGGGCTGACGGTGCCGGCGATGCTGAGTGCAGTGCCTGCCGTGCCCGTGGCGGGCGCGCTCACCGAAATCGCCGCCGCGACGACGCCCACCGGGCCGGAGATGGCCTGGACGGAAGGTTCCGCATTCTGCTGCGCCCAGATGTAGAAGATTCCGGCGGTGGCGGGGGTGAGGCTGACACTCCAATCGCCATCGCTCACCGCGGCGCTGACCCAGTTGGCGGGCGCGGCGGTGGCGCTGGCGGAAAGCCCGACCTGCACGGCGTTATTGGCGGGAGAGACCGTGCCGGAAAGCGCTACCGGCACGTTCAACGGCAGGCTGGCGGGCGGTACTGCCAGGCTGATGGTGGGAGCGGCGATGGTGAAGCCGTTGGAGACGGCGAGGATGGCGGGGTTCCCATGGTCCCGCACGCGAAGGGTGTAGGTGCCTGCGGCCAGGCCGGGCGCGGTGAAGCTATAGGCGTTCTGCGTAATCACCGGGCCCGGCGCGGCGAGCCAGCTGGCACCGCCATCGGTGGAATAGTCGAGGGCCACCGGCGCGTCGTTGAACACGCCGCCGGTGACGATGAAGCGCGTATTGAGCGCCGGCGGCGAGATGGAGGCGATGGTGAGCGTCGGCGCATTGGGCACGATGCCGGTCCACCAGACCAGCGAGCCGCCGGAATAGCTGAGCCCGAGCAGGGTGGTGGCGGCGCCGGGCGGCAGGGTGGTGCTGCCCGAGCCCGAGGTGATGCCGGTGCCCATAGTGACCGCTCCCGGGGCAAGATTGATGAGCGTGCAGGAAAAGCCCGGCCCCATATTGGTGAAATTGGCGCTGAGCGTGAGGGCGGCACTGGCGATGAGAATGCGGTTATTATGCTGCGTGGCATCCAGCACCGTGTTGCTGGTGAGTTCGACAATCCCCTGCTGAACGCTGGGAAGTTTGTTCTGCACATAGGTCCAGACCGAGCCGAAGCTCTGGACGCTGAGCGTATTGCCGCCCTGGGCGACGAGCAATTCGTCGCTATCGGCAGCTGGGCCTGCTGCGGGCAGTTCATCGATGGTCTGGCCGCCTAAAAACTGGCCATAGGGCATCCAGGCCAGCGCGCCGTTCTGCCAGAGGGCGACATAGTCCGAAGCGCTGATCGCGCTGGCGGAATTGCCGGCGGCGGGACCGCCGAGGCCCGCCCCGGCCGGCCCGGTGCTCCCCGCCGGCCCCGCAGGGCCAGCCGGGCCTGCCGGACCTTGCGGACCCGCAGGCCCGGCAATCGTGGAGGCGGTAACTGTGATGACGCCGTTGGCGTCGATCGCCACACCGCTGCCCGCCGAGAACAGCCCGCGCAGGGCGGAGACCGGCAACAGGCCCGGCGCGTTATTCGCGTTGATGACGATTTCATCGGATAGCGACATCGCCGCCTGCAAGGGAAAGCCGGCATGGTCCGAGCCATTCGCCGCCAGGGCCCCCGCATTGAGCGCGAGGCCAGTGCCGATGTCGATGCTCTCCGGGGCGCCGGCACCTGCACTTTGGCGGCCGAGCAGATCGCCCGTCGGCACGGTGATGAGCGGCTGCGAAGCGGCGGTGAGCTGCGCGACGGTGACGGCATAGACCAGCCCGGCCTGGGAGAGCGGCAGCAGGTCGCTGGGCCCGGCGGCGGTGACCGGCGGGAGTTGGGCGATCGTTGTCATTGCGGAAAACTTTCAGTTTTTAGAAACGGTGTGCGCGGTTGATCTGCGCCATCGGCAAATAGGCCTTTTAGAAATTCGCTCCGGTGAGTCGGTCAGCGTGATTCTCGAGAACCGGAACGGAGCGTACGTCGGTACGTGAGTACAGGAAGCGCAGAGAAGCGCGCCGAACGGCCACCGGAGTAGAATTTTCAAACGGCCTAAGCCACGGCGACCCAGTTGGCCGACCCTGTGCCGGCTTGTTTAACCCAAAAGGTGCTGCCGACACCGCCGTTGAGATTACGAAAGGTCGAGCCCGCAGGCGCGGAAACCGCATTCAACGGTGAGCCGCGGCCGATAAGTTCCACCGCACCGGTGGATTCCGTATCCGAGATGATCCGCACCATGCCTGCGCCCGCGGGGTGCAGCGAGATATCGCCCGATTGCGTGCGCAACGTGACGCTGCCATCGCCGTTGGGCGAGACGTAATCGCTTTGCGAAAAGCGCGCCGCGCGCCAGCCGCCGCCGGTGCCGACCCAGTCGATCGTCGCGCCCGCTGGAACGGTAATCGCCGCCCCCGTCCAATTGCTCAGCGCCGGGGACGCGCCCCCTTGGGCAAAGCTGGCGGCGGCAAGGCAGTCCACTGCGAGCTGCCGGTTCTGCGGCACCGGCAGGCCGACCTGCGCCGTGGCGGTTGCCCCGGTGCCGTTGCCGCTGATGGTGACGATGGTGCCGGAACCATAGCCGGTGCCGTTGCTGGTCATTTGAATACCGATGATCCGGCCATTGGCGATCCAGGCCGTCGCCGCCGCGCCGCTGCCGGTGCCGAGAAAACTCACCGCGGCCGTGGTATAGCCGAGCCCGGCATTCGTTACTTTCGCGAAGGTGATCTGCCCGGCGGTGGCCACGGCCTGCGAAGTCTGGATGGTCGCGACCGTGCCGCTGCTTTGCGTGACCGAAACCGCATCCACAAGATCCGGCACGGTGAGCGTGTTGATCCCTGCGACCAGGGCTGGATTGACCGGCCAGCGCGGCGTGAAATTCAGCAGATTGCCGCGCAGGGTGATCGTATCGGTATAGGCCGAAAGCGCGTTGGCAAGGTTGGCGCCGGGGTTGGCAAGCACGATATTATCGGCGACCAGAATATTCTGCGCACCATCGCGGATGAGAATGCCATAGACATTCCCGCTGTAATTGATCCAGTTGCCGATGATCGAAAGATCCGTGCAGGCAAGCAAGAAATTATCGCCGCCGCCATCCGATTCGACATTCTGGACGGCAATCGACGAGCCCGTGCAATCCTGGATGAAATTGGCGCGCGCCGTGCAATATTGCCCGCCGCCGATATTCAGCCCAATCAGCGCGCCGTTGATATAGTTGTTATCGACTTCGGTATAAATCGAACCGCCGCAATCGATGCCGAAGGCCGAAGCCCCGCTCACCATGTTGCCGGTGATCTTGCAATACCCCGTATCGCAGAGAATGCCCGCACCGCTCGCCGCGATCGAGCTGTTATTGGTGCAGAGATTGCCGGAGACCAGAATGTTGCGGCCCGAGATATAAATGCCGTATTGGCGGTTGGTATAACAGTTATTGCCGAGAATCACCGCGCCCAGCACATCGGGATTGGCATTGCCATAGGTGAAAGGCTGCACCTGGATGTTCGTTGCGTTGAAATTGCCGACGATGATGCCGCAGCTATTATTCCAGCACGTATTGCCAAGAATGTGCAGCTCGCGGATTTTGAGCAGGAAGGCGGGGTCTTCACTGTCGATGTGAATCCCATCCTGCGTGTTGTCATGCACCCGGCAGTTGGTGATGCTGAGCGCATCCAGCGCCTGGGCGTAAATACGATGGGTGGCGTTGGCGGTGAATTCACAATTGTCGACATGGTGCTGCGTGATCGCAGGGTCGCTGGCGATGAAGGTGAGCCCCGCACCGTTGGAACTGCCTTTGGCGTTGCGGAACAGACTGCGCGTGATGAGCGATTTAGTGCAGCCGGGCTGAATGGCGATGGAGAGCGTATTGGCAGTGACGGCGGTATTCGCGTCGAAAATAATGCCGTCGATAACCAGCGCCGCCGCGGAAATGCTGAGCCAGGCGGCGGTGGCGGAGGTGCCGAGCCGGGATTGCGCGGGGCGCGTGAGGATCGTGAGCCCCGGAACGCCGAGCAAGGTGCAGGATGCGCCGCCGATATCGCACTCGCCCGCGATGGCATAGGTCTTTGCGCCGAACCGCACGGGCGCGCCGCTGGCCAGTGCGGCGAGCAAGGCCGCGCTGTCATCGGTCACGCCATCCCCTTTGGCGCCGAAATCCTCAATGGAAACGGCGTTACCCGCGAGCGCGGCCAGCGTGCGCGCGGTGGTCCCGCCGCTGGCCGTGGCGGTGAGCGCGCCGCCGGGCAGGCCCGGCACGCCGCCCATTGCGCCCAGAAAATTGGCATAGGACACGCCGACATTCGCGCCGGCTTGGCCGAGCGGGACAATATCGCCCAACCCTGGCGGATTGCCCGTGGCAAGGGCAGGAATTTGAAACGGTGCGGCCGCCGCCGACAAGGTGGTGCCGGAGAGCGCGAGATTGGCACCGATGGTGATGGAAACCGGCGCTGCGGTGCCCGGCCCTACCCCGCCCAGCAGCGTGTTCTGCGGCATGGCGAGTGCCATTTGCACGCCGGCCAGCACCTGCGCGCGCGTCGCAGCGAGAGTCTGGCCATTCTGGAAAATCGGCAGTTCGTCAGTATCGGAAACGGAAGTGGCGGGCGGTAATTGTCCGATGGTCGGCATGGGGCGGAAACCTCAGAGCGTTGGAATCAGAGCGTTGTAAGGGGGATGCCGGTCGGGTCGGTCAGCGCCTGGCCGGATGGGGTGGTGAGCGCGCTGGCCGGTGCCGGAACCGAGGCGAGTGCGGTGACCGGCAAGGCGATGCTGCGCGCCAGCGTGCGCCCACCCAGAGTCGTGATGTTGACCGTGACGGTGTAGCTGGTGAGCGCCTGGCCGCCGGTGAGCCAGAGCACGGCGCGCGGGCCATCCGCCGCCGCCGACACCAGCGTTAGATCCCCCGGATGATCCGGGCTCACCGTGACATCCAGCGTGGCGATGGAATCGCCGGGATTGGCGGTGAGCGCCGGGGAAATGTCGAACACATAATCCAGCGTGTCGCCCGGGTCCTTGGCGGGCCATGCGAGCGCCTTGGGGGGCGGGATTTGCGGGCCGCGCGGGGTGGGTACAAAGCCGTCCACCTGCACGTAGCGCGCATTGGACGGGCGCCATAAATGGCTGGCCGGTGTGCTCATCGCGCTGCTCCCTTAATATTCGACAATGACAACGCCGGAACCGCCCGCGCCGCCCGCATAGCCCACCGGGTTCGTCCCGGTGGACGTGCCGCCGCCGCCGCCGCCGCCGCCATAGCCCGGCGCGCTGATGCCGTTCAGCGGGCCGCTGGCGGCACGGCCATTACCGGGCCCGCCGCCATCGCCGCCGCGGCACGCCACCACAATGGCATCGCCCCCCTGGGAGCCGTTGAAGTTCACCAATCCGCCGGACCCCGCACCGCCCGCGCCGCCGGCGTTAGAGAAATTAACCTGCGTCCCGCCAATGCCCCCCGCGCCGCCGGAAGCCAGCACATAGGCCCCGAAGCTCGACGTACCGCCGCTATTGCCCGTGCCCGGGCTGGCAAGTGCGGCACCGCCCGCGCCGATGGTGACGGGAATTTGCTGGCCCGCATACAGGCCTGAGACAATCCCCTCCGCCCTGCCCCCCGCACCGCCGCCGCCGCTCGGCATGGTGCTGTGATACCCGCCCGATGCGCCGCCGCCGATCACCGTCACGCGCGCGCAGGTCGCGCCGTTCGGCACGCTGAATACGCCCGATGAAGTGAAAACCTGCATGTTCGAGAAACCGGGCCGCAAGCCGGGCAATTTATACGCAAGGAATGGCGCGCCCGGCAGCACGGCGATATTGGCTGCCGTAATCGAAGTCTGGCCGTAATTCACGGTGATGACGTAAAGCCCCACCCAGCCCGCATCCACCGCCGGGGTGGTTTGCGCGCCGGCGGTGGCCGCAGCACCCGGCTTTACCTGCAGCTGCACGCGCTGGATGCGCTGCGTATTCTGCGCCGCGCCGGAATTGCCCGGGCCGGAATAAGCCTGCGCCGGGTTCGCCGCATTCACGTAAGGCAGCACGACGGGATCGGTATCGGTCTCAGAGAATGCGGCCTCGATCAAATAATTGACCGACTGGCCGGAACTTGCAGGTGCGGCCAGGGTAAAACTTGTCGCCTGCAAATTGATGCCGGTTTTTACGATCTGGTCGGTGACATCCGCCGCCATCGAACCATAGGAAGTTGCATCCACATCGCAGAGCTGCGTGATGCTGCCGGGCCCGATGGAAACGGTGAGCGAAGCCGGCGAGGATGGCAGGCAGGCCAGCCCGTCCACCACCGTCGCGCTGCCCAGCACGGCGGCGGTCAGCGCGGCGATGCCGATCATCGCGTTGCGGTTCGGGTACAGAATATCCGTATCCAGCGGGATGCTCGCGGGATAGACGATGTTGCGGTCCATGAATGATCCTCAGTTGGAAATTTGCGTCCAGGCGATACCGGAGGTCGGCAGAACGGCGGCGATGGTCGCGTAAATTTCGGAATCGCTGACCGTGCCTGCGAATTCCGAAACATCCGCATAGAACATCGGCCTGGTGTTGTAGCCGCCCGGGCCGCCGCCATAGCCGCCCGCATTGCTCACCGGTGCGCTGTTCGGGCGGTAGGCAGTCATAAAAAACTGGTAGGGCAGATTTGCGCTGCCATACCCCCCGGCCATATTATAGCCGGTATTCACGTTATACGCCCCGGTATCGGCGACATTCAGCGGCTCGAACACGGCAGGCTCGCGGCCAGTGAGATTGGCAAGGCGCGCGACCAGACTGGCGCGCGTCGCGCGCGGGCCGATGAGATTTTTGATGATCCTGGCGCTATAGGCGGCATCCGCCTCCCCGGCCCGGCGCGGCAATGCGCCGCCCAGATAATCAGCCGCCGCGATATCGAGAAAAATACCATTTGCCGTCGCAATCCGCGTCTGGGATTTCACATAGGCCAAAGTTGCGAAAATCCCGCTCCAGGCGCTGGCGAAGCCGGTCAGCAGCGCGTCCAGAACAGGCGTGGTGTCGGCAAACCAGCGCGCCGGCAGCACCAGTTTCAGGCGGGATACGAAATCCGCAATGCCGCCGGTCGTGCTCATGCCACGCTCACCGTACCGGCGCGCACGACGCCGAAGACCGGCGGCGCCAGATCCGCTGCCGCGCCGTTCAACAGCAGGCCGGAGAGATTGGTCACCGAGGCAGAAGCATCGTAAGCCAGCTGCGCCAGCCGCGTGTAACTCAGCGTGCCGCCGATCGGCAGGCTCGCAATATAGGCCTCCATCGCGCTCGCCACTGCGGCTACGGCCGCGCTATGGGACGTCCCCGGCGCGGTGGTGAGCGAGACCGCGACATTGGCGGTTGAAACCACCGGCCCCTGCACGGCAAAGCCGGTGCCGACGGGGCGGATGGCTTCCACCGCCTGCTGCACGGTGCCAAGCAGGCTGGCGGGCGGGTTGCCGGAGCCGTCATCGACTGTCACCACGAAAAACCCCATCTGCGTGGCGCCCGCCTGGTTGATATTCTCGTTGATCGCGTAGCTCAGCCCTTGCTGGATGCCGGCAATGGCCGAGCCGATGGCGAGATTCGTGGCACGCGAGAGGCTGGCGAGGTAGTTGCCGAACCGGCCCCGGAAAGATGCATCGCTTTCCGCATCTATACCGCCGGTCAGGGCCAAGGGATTTGTCACCGTATCCAAGCCCGGCACGGCGCTGCTCAACAGGCTGATCGCGCCTGGCTGGACATTTCCAGCGCTGCCCGCAACGCTTGCGGCGATGGCGACATTCAGATTCGCCACGCCCGATGCCAGGGTATAGCCGTTCGCCTCCGCGCTAAACGCGCCGTTCGTGGGGTCGCCGACGACCACGAAACGCTGCGTGTTGGCGGCGGTTGAAACCGCCGTGCCGACGGGAATGAAGGCGGAGATGCTCGGCGTGAAACGCGCGAACGTGACCTGCCCCGTAGCGGCCACGGCAGCCAGCCGCATGAAACCGAAATCCGCACCAAAACTATCGCAATCCGCGCCCGTGCTGGTGGCGAGCCTGGTTGTCGCCAGGCATTGCACGATCAGCCATTGCAGCCAAAGCGCCACGGAGGCATTGGCCTCCAATATCGCGCGCAAGACGGAGCCCGTGGTGAGGTCCAGCAGGCTCCGCGCGGCGCCTTGCACAGAGGCCGCCATGCCCTCCACCAGCGTGGAGAAATTCTGCAGCGATAATTGCATGAAAACCTACAAGGAAAAGGAGAGGAGGGAAGTCTGCCCGCTGGCCGCGTCGGCATAATTCACGGAGAGCATGATCGTGCCGTCATCCGCGGAATTGGCGGTGATGACGGGCACGGGTGTTGCCGCCACGCTGCTTTCCAAAAGCATTTGCGCGCGCGCCAGCCCGGCGATGGCGGAAGGCGCGCCGGGCTGGCCGACGAACTGGCCCAAGCCCGCGCCGTAGGTGAGTTGCCAGAGATAATCGCCAGGATTTGTCAGCAGCCGCCGCAACACCCGCTGCTGGGTGAGCACCGGACCTGCGCTGAGCAGCAGATCTCCCGTCGGCCCTACCGAAAGATCGCCACCGAATTGCAAAGCGAGATCGGGCAT